GAGACTCAACAGATGCCGCCACCCGCTTGACCGGGTGACGGCATCACCCCATCATGGGACGTGCAAAGCACCGACTCACCCTCAACTTTTCCTGACACTTTATGAGGGGAAGATGACGTTGATGTCATCTGAAACTTACATGGACATCTAAAAAATAGGGCGTTTTTGACGTTTTTCATTGATTGATGTAAGTTTTGGCGTGCCAAAACTTACATCAATCAAAATCCACGGCTTTTCTGATGACGGATAATGGCACTGGAGCTGCGGCGTGTAGAATATGAGGCGTATCCCGTAACATGGGTGCGCCTCTACTGTTTTCTTGGAAAGGAACCATGATGGATATTACAGCAGCAACCACGCTGGCCGGTTCTCTGGTGGCTCTTGTCACCCCCGCGTTCGTGCAGGCGTTCAAGAAGTACATTCCGGCCGAATACACGGGTCTTGTGTCCCTGGCCGTGTCCCTCGTGTTCGGCACCGTCGCCATCGCCGCTACCGGTGGATTCTCCGGCAACGGATGGGGTGTCGTGCTAGCAGCCGTCGTGGGCGTCTCCCAGACCGTGTACACGGTCGTGAATCAAGCGCTTGGCGGTCAACTGTCTAAGGATGCTTTGGAAGGCAAATAGTCTTTCCTCGGATATGATGAAGCCCCGATCGTAGTAATCGGGGCTTCACTGTTTTTCGGTAGCTTTAATACCGGTCGGCTTCATGCCGTAGGAACGCCGCTATGGCTGTTGCGGTGGCGTACCCTACTGCTTGTACCGCCTTACGCCGTTCGCCTCTTAGGATGGCGGTTACTGCAAGAAACACGGGTAATGTGACGTAGGGGGCGGCGCACCAACCGCAATCTGCTAGCGCGTCCAAGTGTCCGACTGTCACGTGTTCCCGCCACCATGCGCGGGCGTTCTCGAAGACGTGCGCCGGACCGTCCGACACCTGTATGACGGTGATGGCATATCCGGTGATAAGCCCGGCGATGATGCTGTTTCTTATCGTATGGTTCATAGCTGATTCATATCCTTTGCGGCGTGGCCGTCGTATTCGGCGAACGGAGGTTGGAGTCTGTGCTGACGGGTGAGTTCGCTTCTCAGGCTGGATCCGGGCGGTACGATCATGGCGAACGTGCCGTGCTTCATGGCCCAATCTCGGCCGGCGTTCAGATACGCCTTGGAAACCGGGTCACATGTCGGGCATTTGTCGAACACCAGTCGTAACGGTGGCTTGCGTGTCTTGCTCAATGTTCGAATCCTTTCATGAAACGCTGGAAGTCGACATCGTCTTTGAATAGCCGGTACCAGTCGATGCAGGCGTTGACTTTGCCCTCATGATCGCAAAACCGGTCGAGGATACCTGTTTCGGTTTCATGCTCGGTGAGGTACAGGCCGCTGTCGATGAATACCAGATGATCAACCTCGATGCCGCCGCCCCTGTATCCGATGAGCGCCACGTTTTCGTCGTAAGTCCATAGGGTGTCGGTGCGGAGGTATGTTTCGTGTCCGGAGAGAGCGTAATATGTGCGCCCGGTACGGATGGCCTCGTTTGCCGGTGCTTCTCCGAAATAGGCGCCGTGGAACACGTCGCCTTGGATATACCCGTGGTCGATTATATCGATGTTACTGTACCGGTATGCCTCATCCTTGGTCCAGTCGGTGTAGGCGTTGTATGGTGACAGCACCTTGGTGTCGAGTGTGTAGGTGATGGTTTGGATGATGTCTGTTAGCATGGGTTGCTCCTTGATGTTTTATTGGGTTGGCACTTACCAGTGTAACACCTTGTGCGGATATTTTCCGGCGTTTCTGCTATAATCGGGAAACGTGAGGTTGCAGGCGGTCTCCTTACGCCTCCCTCGCATTGGGTGATGAATGCTGAAGCCCGACCGGTTTTATTGGGTTCCCCGGTCGGGCTTCAGTGTTTCTTGACGTGGATGCTAGATCTTCCAGTCGATGTTGTCTTCGCCTACCTCATCGTTCCACTTGTCGTTATGGCTTCCGTCAGCATTGAAGTAAGAGGCGAGCTGTGCGGCGTCCATGGTCAGGCCGTCGCCCATGACAACGATTGGGCTTGACATGACTACACCGGTTTCGGCCTTGAACGTACCGTATGGCATGTGTACGACCGTATGGCGTTCGCCGTCCGAACAAAGGTCCGGGGTGAACGGTTTCAACGGCGTGATTTCGATACGGTAGGCGTCCCCGGCGTATGGTTTCGGGTCGGACAGCAGTACCGCGCCGGGAAGGATGACTTCGCCCTGGAAGCGCTCGCCGGCCACCTTGTACATGGTGTCCGACTTCGCGTAGGTTTTCACTTCGTCGCTTCCAAGAAGGTACTGGGTGGGTCCGGCGACCTCGTACCAGATTCCGCTTGCGATGTGCATTGTGGGTTCCTTTCTGTGGGTGGTGTCAACTTCCTGTTGACGGTTTCCAATATAGCGGGTATGGGAAAGCCCCGACATCAAGTCCGGGGCTTCGGCACATTATCCACACATTTCTAGAACGAGCCGGTATGGACGGGCTTGAACCGGCGACGCGGCTTCTCACGCCGGTACGTCACGCACGGATCCTCACCGCCTCCAGCGCCGCCGAACTTGTCCCACGCTGACTTCAGAATCCCGTCACGTTCGGACGCGGCCACCGATTCGCTCTTGCGTTCCGGCGCGACCATGGACACGAACCCGTCTCCCAGTTTGAGCGCCGTATCCCATGCGCCGTGATGGCCTTCCGCCTCCATGCCGGCCAACACCATGGCGAGCTTGCAGAACCCGTCATGGCGGCTGGACTTCCCATAGGTCGGGTCGGCAATATACTTGTCCATCACCGTCTGTACGGCCTTGCAACGGCCGTTCCGGTCGGCGTCCGACGATAGGAACGGCATGGGGCCGGCCGGCGTTTCACGCGGCTTCGCTGGCTTTGTCTTCATACGCTCCAGCCACGCTTGCGGTAATGGTGCGATGTCGGCGCGTGTGGGAACGCGGCCGAGGCGCGAACCGTCAGCCGCATACCATTCGTAGCGTTCGCCGGAAGGATGGACGGAAGGCCATGCGCACAGGTAACGGTGCGAGTGCTGTATCGTGTCAACACCTCCTCCAACGGCGTCGAAGTGCAGTCCGGTAGGCACCCGGTACAGGCGGTGCCGGTACGGATTGTCCTGGTTGCCGTGGCAACTGGTAACGGTCGGCGGCAGTGACCCTAGTTCGCTTTCCAAAGCCTTGATGGTCTTAACGCCGTCTTCCTTGACCCGGTGTCCGTCCGGCGCGTCAAGATCTAGGGCGATGATGTCTTCAGGCAGTACGACGGCCAGATTGAAGCCCGCATCACCGCGCCACTTCATGTCAGATTCGAACCAGTGAAGCACGCTCTCGCGGTCGGGGTCTTTGCCGTCGTAGCCGGTGTAGCCTTTACGTGGCGGAAACTTGTCTTTAGGTGGTAGCGGTATGACCCTCCAGCCTTCGGCCATGTATTCGGGTGCGGCGCATGTGAACAGCATTGTGATTCTCCTTATGTGAATGGGGTGTGGCCGGATGATTGACCACACCCCTAGTGTAACACCTTAGATGTCCCAGACGGACTGTGATGCGGTCGTGGCCGGCACCGTGTCCATGGCGGGTTCGGCAACGTCCACCGGTTCCGTGTAGACGATGCGACGGGTCGGACGGCCGTGGAGCTTGCGTCCGGTCTTCTCTATCTGGATACCGTACAACAGCAGGGCGTCCATGTTGCGGGTTAGGCTGTCCCCCAACCCCTTCGGACTGTTCGGCAAGCTTCCGCCGTACTTGTCGATGTTGCCAAGTTGACGTTTCTTCATGGCGGTCAACAAGTCCCCCATGGTCCACGTGTCGTTTTCCGTGAACACGCCTTCCTGAGCCATGTCCACCATGATGAGCACGGCGGTGGAGGCGTCGGCGTTGTCAAGCTGGCTGTCCTTGGTGCTGGCGACGTACTGGGTGAGCAGGTCTTCGCCGGTGAGCTTGTCGTAGGCGTACACCCAGTGGCTGAATGCGGCGACACGGGTGGACACGGACGGGTTGGGCACGGTCTTCTCGAACGTGAGCATTGTCTGCACGTACCGCAACATGCCACCGAGGATGCCGGGAATGAGACCGTCCCGCCACGACTCCCAGTTAGCGTTGTACGGCGGCTTGTGTTCGGCGGTGATCTCGATGAACCGGCTGGCCAAATCGGCACCGACGCCGCGCAACGTGATGGCGGTCAGAATCGTTGGTTTGAGCATCGTGACGCTTGCCATCTCCGTATCCGTGTACAGTTGCCTTTTGGCGAGCGTGCCGCCCGTGCTGAAGCTGGTGAGCAGATCGCTGTGTTCGGTCACGTTGCTGAGGTTGTCGAACGCGGCGAGATAGCTTTGCGCCGCCACCGAGGCCAAATCGTCATCGTCGCATTTCTCACGGAGACGGACGCCACGGTTGCCGCCCTTGACGGCGAGCGCGTTGTCAACGAGAAGAATATCGGTGTCCATTACGGACGACTTGCCGTAGCCGGCCGGGCCGGACAGGTTCTTGATGGGTATTTTCTCGCTGGGATGAGCGTAGCAGTAGGCGTCCCACAGCCACGACAGTTTGACCTGCGTTTCGTTGAAGCCGGGGAACAGCTTCACGTAATCCGCCATGCTCCGCTCCCAGTCCACATTGAGGTCGGGGCGTGGCATTGGCGCGGTGCGACGTGAGCGACGGAACACGACGCCTTGCGCAGGACGTTCCAACTCCTCGATGATGTCGGGGGTGATATGCCACACCGTGCGGTCGTGTTCGCGCGGCTGGCCGCCGTCCACCCAGATTTCGTCTCCAACGCGGGTCATGCGGTATGGGATGGGGTGTACCGGCCAGTCGCCGCTTCCGGCCTTGAAACCGGCGATGGCGGACTTGATGGCGTTCGGCGTGGGCAGGTATCCGGTTTCGGCGCGGCCGAGTTTGACTGCCTGTGAATACAGGAGTCCCGCGGCGTCATCGGAAACCGGGCTTGCAATCCAACGATCCCGTGCGACCGCGAGCAATGCGCCCGTCGTGTCATCCGTCAAACCCGAAAAAGTGTCTTCGAACCAGTCGAGAAGCTGGCTGTCGGTGAGTTTTTTCGGCTTGCGTGACGTGTCCTTGTCTTCAAGGTCGGCCTCTTTGGTGCCGGTGGTGGTGATTTCGGTGCTCATGTGAGTTCCTTTCTGGTTGGGTGACATGTCCCATGATAGCTGGGTGATGTCACCTTCGGGTGACTTCAAGTCACCCTTTACAATTCCATCACATAATCGGGTGACATGTGAAGTCACCTCGAACATCAATGTTACCCACCAAGTCACCCAAGGTCAGACCTACGTATGTAAGGCGTTGGAGCATATCGGGTGACTTGGTTAACCATCCCCTCTCTTCCATACGTTTTCAAGGAAAATTGGCAAGAAAAAATATATATATAGTAGGAACCCCAATGTAACCCACCCAAGTCACCCGTTGCCTTATATGTCGGTTTCGTGAAGGCGGTTTGCGTACGACGGCAAAGGTGTTACGCTCGTAACCGTCAACCCAAGGAAAGGAAACCCACGATGACACAGAACAAGGAAGCGTTCATGCGCACCATGCCGGACTACCCACGCCGAAGCACGCTGCCGAACGGGTCCATCCAACTCAGGCAGCTTCTCGACCGGCGATGGGTGAAGGATGCGGATGGCGAAGGCATCAGGGACGTGGTGGAGAAAATCACCTACCCGACCACCGGCGCGCCCGTCCGTGAACGATACATGGAAACCCACTACATGTCCCACAGCCAGGACGGTGAGGGCTTCACCCCTGATTGGGTGTTGCAGGCCGTCCCCGACAAGTGGAATCTGTGATAACAGGAGAGAAACCAACAAAAGACGCTCTTAGCACCCTTATGGCGACCAAGTACTACACATTGTCCGGCTTCAACCGGAACGCCCGTTAGAGGCCCCAAAGAATCGCCTACAGAGGCATGTATCCCGTCACCCGTACACTGGATGGCGGGATATTCTCTTATCTGGGAGGCAACATATGAGAACCGACTGGCAACGCTCCGCCGCATGCCGTGACCTCGACCCCGATCTGTTCGTACCCGACTCGATGGACCTAGCCGGACTCGAAGTGGCGTTATCCACGTGCGAGACGTGCCCGGTGAAATCAGAATGCGCCCGGTTCGGCGAATGGGACGGCGTGGGGAACCCGGACAAGAAGCGTCGCACCCATGCGACCGGCGTGTGGGGCGGCGTCTACTACTATCCGATGGGATTAGGCACGATGGACTTGAGACAATGCCGGAAACTGTTGAAAAAAACAGGGATAAGTCGTTACAAGGTGTTACACTGGAGTCAGCAAGGGAGGTGAACCCAGTGAAACTCGAAACCATCATGGCCGCGTTCCCCATGGGGGACCGCAACGTGTGCAGTGTATGCGGCAAGCCCCTACCGGACACCGCACAGCACCGCGACACGTGCTCCAATGCCTGCCGCGTATGGAAACACCGGCACCCAGGACAGAAAAGGAAACCAAGGAAATGAAACAAGAACACCCGATAGCCCGCTTCGTCGGAACCATCATCAGCCATCTCATCCTCGCGGCGGCGGCCATCACCGCCATCACGATTCCGGTGTTGCTCATCCTCGCAGTCTTAACATTCTGGAAGACGCTGATCAGCGTCGTAATCTAAGGAAGACACAATGGACCCGAAACTTTGGAAGCTGCTTTCCATACTGTTGGCAATCATGCTACTGTTCGCGTCACTGATCCTGTTCTACGTCGGCATGGCGTTCATCGATTTCAAGCCATCCCAACAGAACATCACATACTCGTGCGACGCAAGCTATTACTGCTACGTCGTGGAACCTCATCCCACGACGAACACCCGTCAAGCATAGGAAAGGAACCCACATCATGACACACACCAACCACGCGCTCCATCTGAACGCATTTGCTGGAAACTGGACAATCGACCAGGATGGCACGCTCACCATCAAAGGCCGGGATGACCGGTATCGCGGCGTCACGTTCCACCAGCCATACAACACGCTCGACTGGGAGCACAAGCAGGATGCCCGCGACCTGGACCGCGCCATCTGCATCATGGCCGAACCGGACGGTTACGTTGGATGCTACAGACTCGACCTTGAGGGTGATACCCTGTCAGCATGGTGCTACGACACCGACTCGCCAACCGGCATCCGCACCGTGAAGATTATGCACGACGGCGTGAAAAGCGGTCAGGGGCAGAACGTCTTCGCGGTCATCATCCCGAACCGGGTCGACCGTGAGAGCATCCACCTGACCGGCGACGGTTCACATGCGCCGTTCCCCGGCTCTCCTCTCCCCGCACTATGCGAAATCGAATGGGAAGGATTGGGTGACGCCGTGGACGTTTCCGATTGGAAGCCGTGCTCGGAAGGCAACCCCGACTCAGGCAAGGTCACTTACACGATGGCCCTTGACGCACTGCGGGCCGCACTGAACACCACGGCCGCGCACGCCCTCAGCATCGTGGACACCGCGTGCGAGAACGAGCCGACCGGTCTCGGTGAATACTACACGGTCACAGGCCACCGGTTCATACAGATACGGCCACACGAGTGGATCCCGGTGCCATGCCCGGCCGGAAGTACGACATGGGATTGGGATGACGTGAAACTGGAGCTTGACGGGTTCCCGCTGATAGCATCCACGAACCCGCTGGCAGACTTGCCGTCCACCAAAATCAAAGCGTTGGAAGCCGGACTGGAGGCGTTGCAGACGCTGAGACTGTTCGGTGTTGACTGGCAGCGTCTCGCCGCCGAAGAGTAACGTTCAGGCCGTCCATTCTCCAAGTATCCTAGTAGAGAATGGACGGCTTATCTGATTGGAGGCGAATATGCCGGTCAAAAGCAAGCATCAGCAGAAATACAATTCAAATCCCACCGGCAAGGGCGGGTTTGGCGACAGGCCGTGGACGATCAACCGCACAGGTCGTTGGAATCCGGCCGACTCGTACCCGGAGCAGTTGCGCAGATACTTTCGCATGACCGCCGCGCAGTTGGACGAAGAGTCTAAGAAAGACGGGTTGACCACGGCGCAGATGATGGCTCTGACCGCCATCAAGGATGCGATTATGTTGGAAGGCAAGGCGCGTATCGATGCCATCGAGAAACTGTCCGATCGTGTCGACGGGCGACCGTTGCAGGCGGTGGAACAGTCAGTGTCGGTTGCCGCCCCGCCTCAGATCACGGTCGAGTTTCCGGAGGACAGTAGGGATGACAGTAGGGAGATTGAGAAATGATTGACTTCAAAACATTGAAAGCCCAGGTGGAGGATGACATGGCTCGCACGGATTCCGACTTCAGGTATCGTCGGTGGTGTGAGTCGAACGATATCGCGTGGGAGGATTTCACGTCGCTGATTATCGACCCGTCCTATTCGGTGTCCAGCCTGTTGCGCGTGCTGAAGGCGAACGGACTTGACACGACGGACGGGTCGTTGCGTAGTCTCAGGCGTCGTTTGGAAGAGGCCGTCCATGAGTCTTGAGGATATCCAGTCGCAGTTGAAAAAAGATGCGACCCGTGAGGCGAACAATCGTCTGAAGCCGGAATACCGGCCGCACGTGGAGTTGGGCGCAACCAACGGCACCGCCGCGACGGGTCTCGTGTCCACGTCGCTTATCGGGAACGATGATGACCTGTTGCGCTTGGCTGGATTGGATCCGGCCGAATGGTGTCTGGATGCCGGGTCGAAGAAAATCTGGTGCCATACAGACGATGATGACAAGCGCAGCATCTACTTCGGTTTTCATAAGCGGAACAAGGATGATGCGGTGGCCGCATGGCTGGCCGCGCCGTTCAAGGGCGTGGAGCCGGTGCATGACGCACCGTGCGAGGGTCTGCCGCTTATCGTCTGTCTGGCCGACATGCAGACCGGCAAGGCGGGTGAGGCGCATGGTGGGACGATGGAGCTTGTCGAACGGTGCGAGAACATTCTTGGACAATTGAAGGCGTTGTGCGAGCGTGAACGCCCGCGTGAAATCGTGGTGGCTGATCTCGGGGACATTTGCGAGGGCACGAACAATCACACGTCCACGTCCCAGGCGAGCACGAACGATTTGCCGCAATCCGAACAATTGCGTGTGGCCGGGCGTATCCTCATGGAATACGTGACCACGCTCGCACCATTATGCGCTCATCTCACGTTGGCAGGAGTCCGATCCAATCATGGCGAGGAACGTTTGGCGAACGGTCAGGTAAACGGTGTAGGCGATTGGGGCGTGGCTCTGATCAAGACCATCGGTGACGCCATCGAACTGTTGGATGGTGGTTTCAGGGAGCGTGTCACGGTATTGACCGAACAACCGTTGGCGCACGGTCTCGCAGTAGAGGTGGAGGGCGTTCATATCGCCATGCTTCACGGCCATTACGCGAAGAAGGTCACGAAGCTGGGGGATTGGGTGGCGCAACAGGCGGGCGGCATCCGTGACACGATTTATCGTGACGCCACGACCGTCATACACGGCCACTTCCATCATCTGACCGTGCAGGAAAGCCGTGGGCGCGTCATATACGGGTGTCCCGCATTGGAATGCGGTTCTGACTGGTTGACCCGTTCGAACGGCGAGTACAGCAATCCCGGTGTCCTAACCTTGAGGGTGAAGGATGGCCGCACATGCGGCCTGCGGATATTCGAACAGGAGTAGGACAATGGGACATCACATCGACCATGAACAGGTGTTCGGAGACACCATCGCATACACGTGCTCATGCGGCAACACGTATTATGGCTATTTCAACATGCTGGATCATGTGAAGGAAACGGAGCACAGGAATGTCCAGAAACCGTACATCCGCGAAGCGTGCGGGGAGTAGTTTTGAACAGGCGACCGTGGATTACCTCAAAAAGGCCCTTAATCAGCCCGCTGTGGAACGTATACCTATGGGTGGCTCTAAGGATAGGGGTGACGTGGGAAACGTCCATACGAGGGCAGGTAGCCTTGTCGCCGTGGAATGCAAGAACGAGTCCACGCTACGCATACCGCAATACCTACGCGAAGCCAAAACGGAGGCCGGGCATTACGGTGCCCTGTGCGGCGTGGCCGTGGTCAAACGACGTGGAATCGGCATGACCCCGGAGCGCATGGGCGAACAGCTCGTATGCATGACGTTGGATGATCTGGTTCGGCTGTTGCTCGACTAGAATCGATAGTAGGAAAGCCCGCCTTCCAGCCTTGGCTTCAGGCCGCTGGACGGCGGGCTTCAACATTCTCTGGAGGCAATATGGAGAAGCGCCTGAAAGTGCCGAAACCGTTTCGGCCTTTATTCTGGTATCTGCAAGACGAGGAAACATCACCGTACAGGTATTATGCGTTGAGCGGGGGTCGTTCGTCCGGCAAGTCTACGACGGCCGCGATAAGCATTCTGCTGCGTTGTTCGATGACATGCACCCGTGTCCTATGCACCCGTGAGTTTCAGAACAGTATCACGGAATCCGTGCAAAGGCTTCTCGTGGACCTTATCGACGGGTACGGGCTGGCCGGGTTCACCGTGACCCGTGACGAGATCAGGCATGATAACGGTAGCATCATAATGTTCAAGGGTTTGCACAACAACGAGCAGACCATCAAGAGCACGGAAGGTGTGGACATTTGTTGGGTGGAGGAAGCGCAGACCATCACGAAACCCTCATTGGAGACGCTTATACCGACCATCCGCAAGGAAGGGTCATATCTTATCTTCACCTGGAACCCGCTGACCGAGGATGACCCGGTGATGCGCCGGTTCGTGTCCAGCCCCACGCCGGGCGACAAGGCGATGACCTACTACTGTCATACGACGTACAAGGACATGGAGGCGGTCGGCTTGCTGAACGACACGATTCGCCTTCAGGTCGAGGCGGCGGAAGGCTCCCCCGAGTTCGCACACACATGGCTTGGCCGTCCGTACAACACGACGAACAACCAGATCATAAGCCGTACCGAGCTTGACGCCGCGTTGACGGACACGCCGCCTTCCAACGCCTCGCATGTGCTTGGCGTGGATATCGCCAGATATGGCAACGACCGTACCGCGATGGCCGATTGTTGGGGGAATGTCGTTTGGCGTGTGGACTCGTGGCGTCATGCGTCGATACCGGAGACGGCGCGGCGTGTGAAGGCGTATGCGGTGGAGGTGAACGCGACCGCCGTGCATGTGGACGATACCGGTGTGGGTGGCGGAGTGACCGACCTGTTGCATGAGTGGGGCGTGCCTGTGGTGGGTGTGAACTTCGCGCAGAAGGCCGTTGAACCGCGCAAGTATCCGAATGCGAACAGTGAGATGTGGTTCAATTTCGCCGGTTCGATTTCCAGACATGAATTGAACTTGAATGCGTCGATGCCTCAGCTTGAGGATCTGTGTGCCGAACTGACGGGTCGTGGCTGGAAGCTGGATGCGCAGGGAAGGCGTGCGGTCGAGTCTAAGTCGGACTTCAAGGCCGTGGCCGGCGCGTCCCCCGACCTTGCGGACGCGGTGCTCCTATCCGCGTACAGACCTCCGAAGATGCCTTCATGGAACGTGGTTGTGTAACACCAAGTGAACATTTTTTATGTTCGTTTCGAGGTGAGGTGACTTTGGGTGACATTGGGTGAGGTGTTTTTTTAGGTCACCCAAGTTACCCATTTTAACCCCGAATTTCAGGTAACGTTCAGGAAACATTAGGGGACTTGAAGCAAAGTCACCCAAAGTCACCCACCAAGTCACCCGGTCTAAAGACATACAGGAGTAGGGCTAAGTCAATGTGGGTAACTTGGGTGACCCCATACTCTGTCCAAAAATTCTTAAGAAAAAAAAGAAAAAAAAAGAGTATATAAAAGATAGAACCCCAAGTAACCCACCCAAGTCACCCAGCCCTTTTGTGACACTTAACATCTAACATCGCCTATCAGCTTGTGTCGGGCGGTTGCTAAAATCGAGAGGTGAACCATCAGCCACGAAGACCTTGGAGGTCGGCAATGTCCATTCGAGAAAGTTTCCTACGTTGGCTCGGTGCCGGCGTATCCACAAGCAGGCTGTCAAGGGCGGATGCTCCAAGCCGAGAGATGACACCGTTGGGGTACGGGTGGAAGAGCATGGGCTTCAACGCCATCCCGTTCCATGACACGTTCGACAACCTGTTTCCGTACACGACGGCGATAGCAAACCGTTTCAGCTCGGTCGTGCCATACGCCATCGGCGCGGACGGAGAGCGCATGGATCCGCAACCGGCGGCATTGCAGGCGCTCTACACGCCTAACAGCATGTTCAGCTACCGTGAGTTCGCGCACTTCATCGCCCAAAGCATCCTCACGCAACCGTATCTGGACATTCTCGTATGGACCCGCTCGGGCAACACCATCGTGCCGGGCGGTGACATCAAGCCGGACAACATCGCCGGCTACACGTTCCTCCCACAAGGTTCTCGTGAGTATTCCTCGAACCGTTCCACGTACACGGTGCAGGCGGACGTGGCGTTGCCGGACGGGGATGTGGAGACGCGCACGTTCACCCAGAACGAGATCATCAGCCTTGCATACAGCCGCCATCCGGTAGACCCGACTAGAACCGTGTCCCCCGGCATGACCGTATCCAAGTGGGCTAGCGTGGATGATTTCATCGCCGACTACGAGCGCGGGTACTTCTGCAACGGGGCGGTGCCGGCCGGAATGCTGAGCATCGTGTCCAACGACCCGCAGGACTTCCAGCGCAACAAGCAACGTATCGAAGACAGCTTCAGGGGCGCGGACAACGCGAACGGCGTTCTGTACAACATGGTTCCGGTGGACCCGTCCACGAACAAGCCTTCGGACGTGTCGAAGATTTCGTGGACGCCGTTCCAGCAGGCGAACGACAGTCTTGATCTGGCTAGCCTCGACGATATCGTGAACCGTCGCATGGCGAACGCTCTGGCCGTGCCTGATATCGTGCGCGGCATCGATTCGGGTCAGACGTATGCGAACGCGGAACAGGCGGAACGCACGTTTGTGGACAACACGCTTCACCCGCTTCTTCTGTCGGTGTGGGACAAGTTCAAGTTCGAGTTGGACCGTCTTACCGGTGGACTCGGATACGACATCACATTCGACCTGGACGTGCCGACCCGCACTGACGAAGAGAAGGCGAAGGCGGACACCGAGAACGTGAAGGCCACGACGTTCCTCGCTTTGGTCAACAACGGCGGTGATCCGGTTGCAGTGGCGAAGGCGCTTGGTTTGGATGATTCGTGGGGCCGTCTTGGCGTGACGATGAAGGATACGACGCCGGCGTTGAACATCAATCCAGGTTCGGTGGTGAACGCGCTCCCAAAAGATGATGACCCGTCCGACGATGACGAAAACGACCTTGCTGAGATTGGAAGTCTTCTCAGTACGTCCAAAACGGGGTCTGTACGCCTCTCTGACGGGTTTTCATACCGTATCCGACCTAGTGAAAGGGTTGCATACTATATGGCCCTTGGAGGGGCAAAGAAAGCCTTGAGGAGAATCATCTCCCAGGTGCGTTCCGATTCGTTCGCGTCCGGCGGGTACGAGGACCCGTACGGCGTTATCTCCACGGAACTGTCAGACGCCCTGCTTGAGGCGCTTGTCCCGCAGGTGAAGGCGTATGCGGAGAAGACCGGAAAGCCGCTCATGGAGGCTGTCAAAGAGTATGCGGCTACCCACCCGGACGTGCAGGCCATACTCGACTCATACGGCGTTGACGTGTCGAAACTGTACGTGTGGGACGAACTGCCCGCCGACTATCATGCCGCCTATCAGGATCGTGTCACCCATGTGGCCGGCGATTTCACTGCGAACGGCCGTAACGCCGTTCAGGAGCTGTTGGCCGAAGCCAACGCTAACGAGTGGACGGAGCACGACATCGAGAAGGCGTTGAACCGTTTCGTTGACGGTGACCGTGCGAAGCTTCTCGCCGTTAACGAATTGGTGAACGCTCAGCGCATAGGCTCCCTGTTTTCGGCTGAGGCGTTGTCAACGAACCTGAGCGTGAAGATGATGAAGGTGTGGAATACGACCGCTTCGGACCCGTGCCCCTTCTGTGCGGCACAGAACGGCAAGGCGATTCCATTGGAGGAGTCGTTCATGCCGGTGGGCGGCGTGCAGGTCATCGACGGCAAGATTTACGCTAACGATTTCGTGGACATGCAGACGCCTTCGGGGCATCCGAGGTGCCGTTGCGTCGCCACGTTCAAGGTGGTGGATGAATGATGATGATTCCCATTCCATGCAAGCAATGCGGTCGTTTCCTCGGAAAGCTGGAGACCGGTTCGCACGCGCAGTTCAAATGCCCGAACTGCAAGGCGCTGTGTGATTATGAAATCGTCGGTTTGGCTTGCTATCATGGGCGTGATAACGCGCATAAGGCCATTCAAGACCGCGCACGACAGTAAAGGGGTTGCTATGGGCAGTTTGAACCTTGACGCCGGAAGCAGTGCGAAACTATCCGGTGAAAGGGAGCTGGTGTTCCTAGCTAATTCCGGCAAGCAGATGGACAACGGGTTGACCGTTGACCTGAGCACCCTCGAAGCGCCGCTCATCGACGGTTCGAAGAAGCTAGTATCGCAGCTCACGGATGACGATAAGCTGGCATTGCCGTTGCTTATCGACCATTCGTGGAGAATCGATCGGCAAGCCGGTACCATCACAAAGCTCACCGTGGACGAAGACGGTCTGGAGGCCGTAGCCAAGCTGGCTAACGTGGAGACCGGCGAACTTGTCTACCAGTTGGCGAAGGATGGGGCTCTCACCAACTCGTTCAGCATCAGTATTGATTACTATCACGATCCCGGCAAGGAAGGCATCATCTCGGGTGCGCAGCTTGTCGAAATCAGCGTAGTATACAAGGGGGCCGACCAAAGGGCCGCGCTCCGAAGCGTCAACTCACATGAGGGAGACAATGCCATGACCAATATCAGCGACAAGATTTCCTCCAAGTTCGACCTCACCTCCGATCAGGCGGACGAACTTGAAGGCGTCATTTCCGATGCGGTGGAACAGGCCATCGCCAAGTACACCGAGAAGTCCGGGGATGATCCCAGCGGCACGGATGTTCCGCCCGCTTCCGATGATCCGGCTCCGGTCACGTCTTCCAACAGCAAGAAAGGAAACGGTATGAGCTTCAACCGTATCGTCCCGCCGGGCTCCCAGCCGGCCGGCAATGTCGCCACCTTCGGTCACGACCGTAAGACGTGGCTCGATTCCAAAGACGCCCTCGTGGCTTTCGAACGCGACCTTCGCGACACCGACAACCTCGGAGTGAAGGCGTTCAACGACCGTTGGGCGAAGACCGTCGCCTCCAAGATGGGTGAGACCGCCTCGTTCGGCATTGAGCAGGATGATGTGGCCAAGCTGATTCCGACCGAAGCCATCTCCATCATCGAGGATGCTCTGAACACCCGCGGGTCCGGCCTGTGGCCTCTGTTCAACAAGACCGGTCTTGACACGCTGACAATCGGCGCGAACAGCACCGATCTGAGCACCGATGCGGGCCGCGCCCACGGTTACGCTCCGTCAGCGTACGGTACCGCCAAGAAGGAAGAGACCATCACGCTTATCAAGCGTACCCTGAACGCTGAATACACGTACAAGTACATTCGCCTGAACAAGGGTGATGTGCGTAAGACCCAGCGTCCGGGCGCTCTGGTGAAGTACGTGCTGTCCGAGCTTCCGAACCGTATCATCCAGACCATCGAGAAGCAGGTCGTGCTTGGTTCCTTCGATACGGACATGAGCCACTTCCGTTCCATTATCACCGACTCGAAGGATTCGAGTTCTGAGTGGGCGGGCAACAAGTTCGCTAAGACCCAGGAGCATGCGACTGACGGCGTACTGTTGTACGACTTCGTTCGTGGCGCCGCCAAGGTGAAGGCTTCCGGCGCGAAGGTGCTTGTCACTAAGTCCGAGACCGTGGCTGAACTGCTGCTGTCCCTCGACGCCAACGGCCGTAGCCTTCTGCCGTTGGGTAGCGCGGGTCTGGCCGGAGTGCTGGGCGTCTCCCAGATCATCACGCCGGAATGGTGGTATGACACGGATGATGCTACAGCTCTTGGCGTCATCTTCACGCCGTCCAACTACCCTGTGGTAGGTGACACGTCCATCGAGGCGTTCACCAACTTTGCGCTTCAGACCAACACCAACGAGTACTTGCAGGAACTGTACGCCGGTGGCGGTCTCGCCAAGGAAAACAGCGCCACCGTCATCGTGAAGAAGGGCTGACGGTGATGGTTCAAAGGCCGGATGGTTCAAAACACTGTCCGGTCTTTGAACTTTGAACCATTGGAATTGAACTTTTGAAAGGGGTTCAACATGAGTGAACCGAACAAAGCGACGATGCTTGCGCGTCAGGTTGACGTGAAGCCATCAGGCTCCGAGGGGAATATCGTCAAGGACATTGTTTTCCTCGATAAAAACGGCAACCCGGTTGCCTTCGCCACGGCGGACAGCACCATCCAAGTGGACAAGACGAAGAAGAACGTGGTCATCAGCCTGGACAACAAGGCCAGCACCGCGTATCTTCCGGTCGGCAACACCGGCAAGGCTGTTCTCGCCGCCGCGAACGGAATCACGCCCGGCAACCTCGCCTCCTACGCTGCGGCCACCAGCAACGGCAAGACCATCGCCGTGAAAACTGATGGATCCGGTTTCGATTTCACGGATGCCTATACGGATGCGAAGGCCGTCGCCGCTGTGAAAGCCAAGTCTCAAATCGCGGCGCTCACCGCACTTGCGACCTCCGCTGATCTTGCGACCACCGTGCAGAAGGTGAACGATGTCATCGCCGCATTGAAGGCGTGATTTACAGGACCGTCTTGTGCCCGCTTCCTTGTATTATGGGAGGCGGGCACAATCGTTTTTTTCAGGGGAGGTACCTGATGGTTTTCACCAAGGATGACATGGATGCGTTCCAGCCGAAGTTCACCGGCCTGTTCGCTGTGTTCCTTCCGTCAGCGTTGAAGTCGCTCGCCAAGTACACGTGTGATGCGTTCGAACCTGAATCGGAAGGCGTGAACGTGGTCGGCTATGTGGAGTATGACGGTCTGACAGTCCGACTCCCCTACTGGTTCACGAACGTGAAAAAGGCCCGTATCGGCTCGAAGGACGTGGCCTATACTTTTACACCCGATCATGAGGTTTATGCCGAGGATGGGGCCGTTATGGGCCGTTTTGGACGTACTATCACCCTAGTGGATAATCCGGTTGCGGCCGGCACGATGGTGTACGTGGATGGCACGCATGGTTTCGAGGATTACCCGTATGCCGTGAAGGCGTTCATCGCCAGGCTTATCGTGGAACTGTCGAAGGCGGACAACGGCGACAATCGTGTGAAAAGCAAGGCCATCGAGGATGTGAACGTCACGTATACGGACGGTTCCGCCGCGTTGACGCCTTTCGGCCGCGCGTTGCAGGGCTTCCAGTCGTTGCTTGACGATTGGCGGCTGTGCGACGGGTGGGACATGCTTGGCATGATTGATACTCCGCACCAGTGTGTGAAGCGTCCGTACTGGCTGGGGGAGGCTGAGTACCTGTGAGTGAATGCAATCCGTTCGAACTGTTCCCGGCGATGGCCCGCACGTGCGACTTATCGAAACCGGCCGCACCGGGGGTGAAAAGCAAGGTAGTGGCCGTGCTGAACGTCATGGTGAAAACCCAGACCGCTTCCGACGATTTCACCGACTACAACAGTCGGAATCTTCAACGCCGCTTCCATATCGAAACCGGTACGCTTCCGGCTGAGTACGTGTCCGACCCGGACATGCTGTTGGGTATGAATCTTGTGTTGAATGGACGCAAATATCGTATCAATCAGGTGAGCCGGGGTGATGATTTCGACCTGGGCGATCTTCCGTTCGTGTCCGTGATGGCTGTTCCGGCTGGAAGGAAGAGTGCGTGATGGGATACCGTTTCACCTATAATCCGGGCTGGAAAAGCAAGGGCACCCAGATCATGCGGAAAGGTCTGGTACGCATGTTGTCGGACATTCACCAACAGGCGGTGTTGAACGCGCCGAAGAAGAGCCGCGCCCTAATCAACTCAGGCAGGTTCAAGATGGAGTCCGGTTTGAAGGGCAAGGTGACGTTCGGCGGAGGTGACGTGCCGTATGCCAAACGTCGTGAGTATGAGAACAAGCTTCACCCGTCCACACGCTTCTATCTGAAGCGTGCCGGGCAGAGCGTGCAGTCCAAGGCGGATTCGTATTTCACGGACAAGATGTAGGAGGCTCGCATGTTGGATTTGGCTTTTGCCCTCGCATTGGAGAACGCGGGGCTTGGCAAGTATGGTGACACGATATGGTTCGGCACGTCGCCCGTGTTGTCGGATGGTTCCGTTTCGGCGGATACCGGTGTATGGGTGAACATGACGGCGGGTGCGGCCAATCATGCCGTGAAGACGGCGACAATCACCATAAGCACCCGCGCCGATGATGTGGTGTATCAGGGGCTTCTTGACGCTCATATCCACGACTGGTGCGACAACGTGCTTCCGGGCATGTGCGAGCTGTCGTGTCATCCGATTATCGAACTGTCGTACAGGCTGATCAGCGTGTCTGCGTCCCAGGCGGAAACGTTGGAGGCGGTTGATTCGGAAGGACGGTGGGTGAAGACCATCACGCTTCAGGTGTCATACCAGTTGTCTGGCGGACTGCCTTCATTGGAGGATTACGAGGCCATCGAGTAAAGTAATGGGCAGACGGCATTTCCTTTGTGTCGTTCGCTTGCAAGTGCAAACAACCTACGTAGGAGGTCATTATGACTCAATACAGACTGGTCGGCAAGAAAGAGGTGTATATCGGTTCCGAACGCATTCCGTCCGAGTGCATTTCGGATGAAATCGGTACCATCACCGTCACACCGTCCACGACCGAAATCAGTTCGCAGGCGGGTACGTTCAACGTGCCGAACGGCGCATATGACGAACTGTCAGCCACCATCACGGTCATTATCCCGTCCGTACGCTTCCTTGGTCGTATCTTCCCGAACCTGTGGAAGGCCGGCAAGTTCAAGTATGCGGGCCATGAGAACGATGATGATTACACGCCGGGTCAGGTTTCCTTCGGTGCGAACGAGTGCCGTACCACCGATCCGGTCACTGTGGTAATCCATAATGCGTGCGATACGGATTCCTCACAGGATATTCGTATCCCGAACGCGCTTATCGCCAACGGCGGTGAGTTCGACGTGAACCTCACGGATCCGTTCGAGGTGGAGCTTCAGATCAGCATGATTCCGGGTGATGTGCCCGCCGTTATCTTCGGTGAAGGCTCTCTGGACGAACCGACTCTTTACAATCCGAAAACGGGTCGGTATGAGCCGATTCCGGTTCACCCCACCGATTTCACGCTCACCCCCACCACCGTGTCCGTCGCTACCGGCTCGAACGTTGACGTGGCGATTAGCGTGGTTCCGGAGAACACGACCGAGCGTACGCCGTCCGTCACGGTTGACCATTCCGACATTGCGGCCGTGTCCGTCACCAAGGACGGCAAGGTGCGTGTCTCCGGCACTAAGGCCGGTACAGCGACCGCCACCGTCACGGTCGGCGACATCGAGAAGAAGCTGCCCATCACCGTGACCACTACTGGCAAGTAGTCGCGTCCTAAGCCACCGGTATAATATGAACCGTCCAATCGCCTTGGTTGGGCGGTTCACTCATATTTGGAGGCATCATGGCTGAAGAACCCGACACCACTGATTTCGAAGACTACGACACCACTGATTTCGAAGACTACGACACAACAGACGATGACGTTGTTCTCGAAGACATGCCGGTGTTCGACACGTCGAAGGCGTTGCGCCGCAAGCGGGTCGAAATCGACGGCACCGTGTACACGATTCGTCCGGTCGGCACGAAGGATTACTACAATATCCTCAAACAGCGCAACCGTATCCAGTACCTCAACGACATGCTGGGGTCCGACCCGAAGAGCCTCATTCAGGCGTCGAAGATGATGGATGACATGGTTGTCCCGCTCATCAGCCCGAACGATGATTTCAAGGCGTGGGCGCTGGATACGAAGTCGAAGAGCGAATACGTGTACCGGCAGGTCATGGACCAATTGATCAAGCTTGCCATGCAGGGCGTCGAGGTGAAGAATGGCTGATTGGGGTGAAATGATTACCCCTGAAGAGCGGGAGCGTCTACAGCGTTTCCGCTCTTCTCATACGCGGGACAATCGGCGTGGCTACGATGACGTGGACTTGGAGTTGGCTGAGTTCGGCATCATGTATGGTTGGGGTGCGGTCGAAGCGTACATGATGAACCGGATGACCCCGGACTTTTACCGGCGTATGCTTCATGCGGGGCGAAAAGTCATGGAAGTGCAACGGGTAAAATCGTGTATGGACATGCGACAGTCGGTGAATGCGGCCGTCGCGGGCAAGAAAGCGGATAAGCGTTTTGAGAGCGATATGAACAAGCGTTTGAGACGTGGATGATGTAGGAGGCGGTTATGGCGGATATCGGCAGCATCGAGCTTGACGCCAAGATCGATACGTCGCAGTACGAGTCTGGCGCGGCCACCGTCGATAAGACGAACGAGCGTATCAAGTCGAGTACGAAAAGCGTCGGCGACTCGCAGGACGAGGCTTCGAAGAAGAGCGGGGGTTTTAGCAAGGCGTTCAGCGCCGGTTGGGGTGCAGTCGCCGGCATCGCCTCCAGTGTAACCGGCAAGGTCATTGATTCTGTCGGCGGTCTTGTCAGCGAGATGGTGGACGCTTCCGATTCCGCGAACAAGTTCAGCTCAACGTTGAAGTTCGCCGGCGTGGATGACAGCAAGATCAAGGCGTTGACGGACAGCACACAAAAGTATGCGGACCAAACCGTGTTCAACCTTGGTGATATCCGTAATGCTACCGCACAGTTGGCGGCGAACGGCGTGCCGAACTATGACAAGCTTGCAGAAGCGGCCGGTAATCTTACGGCCGTCGCCGGTGGCGGCGCGAACGAGTTCAAGAGCGTGTCCATGGCGTTGACCCAGACGGCGGGTGCCGGAAAACTGACAACCGAGAACTGGAATCAGCTTTCAGATGCAATTCCTGGTGCTTCCGGCAAGCTTCAGGAGGCAATGCTGAAGAACGGCGCGTATACGGGTGATTTCCGTGAAGCCATGGCTAAAGGTGAAATCACGGCGAACGAGTTCAATCAGGCGCTTCTCGATCTAGGTTTGTCAGATACGGCGGAAGAGGCGGCTAAGAGCACGCAGACGTTCGATGGTGCGTTGGGCAATCTTCAGGCCTCTGTCGTGAAGGCTGGATCCGCTTTACTTGATGTTTTCAAACCGGCCGTGACTGGTGCTATGAGCACTGTCGCGGACAGTATCACGAACGTGGTTTCGTTCTTCCAATCTAACGGTGGGAAGATTCAGGCTACGGCGTCCGAAATCGGTTCGTCGTTCATGTCAACGTTCACGGCGGCGTTCGACCCTGCCTCGATTCAGTCGGCGTTCGATAACGCTCTCACACCATTGAAGGATGCTTGGACGCGCATAAAGCCTATGCTGGCCCCTATCGCGGGCAACGTGGGTACTTACATGGGTAACGTGACTCAAGGCTTCAGCAACGCTTTTGGAGGGCTTATCGAGGGTGTTTCCAAGGTTATTGGAGCCGTGGCCCCTTATATCGCTCAATTCATGGAGATATGGACAAGTCTTCAGGCGGCTGTGTCACCCATCATCACACAGTTGGGCACCATCATCGGTGGATTGTTCGACAAGATAGGCGGCATGATAGCCAACATCGTGAACACGGTAGGACCGCCGCTCATGCAGTTCATCAATCAGATCGTAGGCATCGTACAGGCCAACATGCCAACGATTCAAGCCATCATCGACCAAATCGGTGCGGCAATCAACCAATTGGTACCGGTCATCCAGCAGATCATCACGACCGTGGTTGATACGCTCATGCCCGCCATCCAACCGTTGTTCGACGCCATCAGCAATTTCCTGAGCTCCGTAATCCCGCCGTTGCTTGACGGCATCCAGAAGGTGATTCCCATTTTCGTGAATCTCGCGCAGACCATCATCAGCAACGTGCAGCCGGTCATCGAAGGTATTACGAACGCCATCAAGGGCGTTATCGAAGTGCTGACCGGTATCATCACGTTCATCACGGGCGTGTTCACCGGCAATTGGGGTAAGGCGTGGGATGGCATCAAGCAGATTTTCGGTGGCGTCTGGGATGCCATTAAGGGAGTTGTGAGCGCGGCCATCAACGCCGTGTCCGGTGTCATCTCCAACGTGGTGAACGGCATCAAAAGCTTCTGGAACGGTGCGTGGAATGGTATCAAATCGTTCTTCGGCAACATCTGGGAAGGTATGAAGAGAGCCGCGCAGAACGGCGTGAACGGCGTCATTGGGTTTGTGAAGGGACTGCCAGACAGCGTGAAGAGCTTCTTCTCGAACGCGGGTTCGTGGCTGTTGAATGCTGGTAAGGCGATTCTCGATGGTCTTCTGTCCGGTTTGAAGAACGCTTGGAGGAACGTTACCTCGTTCGTCGGTGGCATCGGCGACTGGATTAAGGAACACAAGGGTCCTATCAGCTACGATAGGAAGCTGCTGGTTCCGGCAGGTAACGCCATCATGGGTGGTTTGAACGAAGGCTTGCAGGATAGTTTTGGCGACGTGAAGGACACGGTGTCTGATATCACCGGCCTGTTCGACCCGATCAATGACATAGATGCGCAGGCGAACGTGAGCGCGGTCAACAGCATGGCCTCAAGCGTCACGCCCGCGCCTACGGTCAGCACGGCCACACGCTCCTACGATACTGGTACGAACGGTATTGGAAGTTCGGGTACGGTTGACATGGAGGCGTTGAGCCTTGTCATGGCGAACGCTTTGAGCGGCAAAAAGTGGGTGCTGACCACGACAGGCCGTGACCTCGCAATCGCAATGATTGATGACATTGACGAAGAGCTGGCCTTGAAGGCCGATAGGGAGGCTTGATTATGAAACGTGTATGCCCGCCCATTGCACGAACGCTCATGCCTGTGGAACGTGATTTCGTGCTGACCGTTGACGGCGACCCGATAGACGAACACGGTTTATGGTTGGAACGCTCCAGTCTTGAAATCGGTGAGGCGTCGCCATCGCTGTCACATACGACAGCGCCCGGTTTTAACGGGTCGTATGACACGACGTTGAGGGATACGCTGGGCCGCGCGTATCTCGGTTCCCGCACCATATCGTTCACGTTGTTCACGGTGGGTGCGTTGGATGAAATCAGGGAGTCGAAACGTTATCTCGGAGGCTTGCACGGGCGTAGCCTGAAAGTCTCGTGGAGGGTGCAGAAAGGGTGGTTTCGGGGTACTCTCGCGGTCGGCGCATGGAAGGACGTGTGGGAGGGTAGCGGCTTGACCATCGCTTCGGTGAAATGCTCGGTCTACTGTGATGACCCGTTCATGTATGCGGACAACAAGGAATCAGTTGGTTTTCGTCTCACGGCTGGCGGTGGCGCTTCCGACTTGTATGCGAACTATGAAGTAAAGGCACCGTTGTTCTACGGTAACAGGGAGTTCTACCCGTCCAAATTGGATATCACCGTGGACACGGCGCAACGGATCCGCATCTACTATATGGACAACGCCGATCTTCCAGAGGAACAGGCGATTGTAGAACTGAGCACGACTTCCGCAGCATACTATACGGGCGTCACGCTCTCGTTCGACATGCTTAACCATACGGTCAAAGGTTCCGGTGGTTTCCTCGCTCCGACGTTGAACAGCGTGTTCTTCCCGCTTCGTCCTGGCGATACATCCCGACTGCTAATATCGGTTGAGGGACCGAAACCGAGGGCGACGTGCATCATGGAGTACACGCCGCGTTGGATGTTCTAGGGAGGCACGTCTTGACCCGTTTCGCAGTCTATGACCGTTTCGGCAATTACAAGCATGATCTGGTTAACGTCGTACAGTGCAAGCGCACCCGCAAGACGGATGGGACGAACACGCTCTCCATCACGTGCCTGAACACGGTTGATAAGGATGACCGTATCGTGTTCAAAGACCCGGAAGGCAAGTACCGTGAGTATATCGTCACACAGCCTTCCGTCGAACGCGCGGGCACCATTCCGGTTTCCTCGTTCAATGCCGTCGATTCCATCAAGGAACTTGATCTGAAGTATGTGGATGACAAGCGTATCAATAACGGCACGTTCACCGAGGCGGTTATGAAGGCCATCGAGGGCACGCGCTGGGAGTTGGGTACCATCGCGTCCGGCACCGTGCAGACGAATTATTATCACGTGTCAGCGTTGAACGCCTTGCAGACGTTTCTGAAAGCGGCCGGCGTGGAATTCGATACCGAGGTGAAGCCGTCCGTTGACATGACCCATATCGAGCATCGTCTTATCAATGTTGGTCGGCTTGGCAGTGATTCCGGCAAACGGTTCGAGTACGGTTCCGACCTTCAGTCCATCAAACGGACGGTGAGCGCTGACAACGTGTATACGCGGCTTTACGGATATGGCAAAGGGCTTGCCACGACTGATGACGAAGGCAATGCGACCGGTGGTTACGGTCGTAAAATCGACTTCGCGTCCGTCAACAACGGGAAGAAGTACGTGGAGGATTCCACGGCGCTCCAACAGTGGGGCGTGGTCGGGCCGGATGGTACGAAGGTTCATGCCGAAGGTACGGTGGAGTTCCCTGATTGTGAGGATCCGTCCGAACTGTTGGCGTTGACGAAAGCCGCGCTCAAAGAGTCGGTCGTGCCGAAGGTTTCATACACGGCTGACGTGGCCGCGCTCCAGTTGGCTAACTTCGACATCCAACAGCTTCATTTGGGTGACGGCGTGCAGATCGTGGATACCACGTTCAATCCGACTCTTCGACTCAGCGGCCGTGTGCTCGCCATCGAGGATGACCCGACCGGCGATATTACCAGCATGAAGATAACGCTTGGCAACATCGTCCAGTCGTACACGCAACGCAACAACGAACTGAACAGTACGGTCAGTCAATTGTGGTCTTCCAGTGGTGCGGTGAACGATGTTGTGAACGCGAAGCCGGGCTACATGCAGCAGGTCGTTGACGGGTTGAATCAGGTATTGAACGCGACCGGTGGCTGGACGTACATGACGCCAGGCGAAGGAATCATCGTATACAACAAGCCCATTGAGCAGAACCCCGACAAGGCGATTCAGCTTGGCGGCGGGTATTTCCGTATCGCCAACAGTAAGAAGGCGGATGGGTCGTGGGATTGGAAGACGTTCGGCACGGGTGACGGGTTCCTCGCGGACTTTATCGTGGCCGGCAAGCTCCAGTCCTCCGATGGGAATAGTTACTGGGATTTGTCGAACAACATGCTTCACATGATTGGTCAGTTCAAGACCGTTTCGACGGATGGACATTCGGAAGCGGCCTTCTACCCGGATTTAGATTGGACTTCCAGCACCGGTGATGCCGCAGATGGGTCAGGTATCCAGTTCTTCGACCGTGACCGTGGAAGTGTCGCTGACCATAGCGGATACGTGTCCTATATCGGCTGGGACAAGAATAACAACAAGCCCTTGAATGCCATGCGGCTTGGAACCGACGCCTTCCAGAACAAGAGCGCCGGACTGGGGCTTGGTTCCGGTTCGCTTTCCTCCCAGGACGGCACCCCGAACGTGGCTACCATGTGGGTATCCGACACGACGAAGAAGCCGAACAGTTTCGGCATCGAGCTTAACTCCGACACGCAAAACGTGTACATCGGCGGCAAGCTCGGTTTTTGGACGAACCTTGGTACATTCCAGTTCTTCTATTGGGAGGGCGTTTCTATAGCAGCCTTCAAGTGGATGGAGTTTGATGTCACGGCACAACCGGCGAAGAGTGGACGTTACAAGCCTTTGGCTACGCTCGATCATATCGCCTCGGATGGCAACCTGTTCTTTGATACTACGGTTTCCAGTGCGAGTGCCGGTGGCTGGAAGGTGTGGGTGAACAGTGCGCCTAGGACTGTGCAGACAAGCCCGACTACTGCACAATGGAAGGCAGGCACTGTTGGAGGCGTTCCAAATGTCGTGTCTGACCTGAACGTCAAGTCCGGGGATTTCACAAGGCTGTTCTCTGATGGCAACGTGAATTTCTACCTCAATACGCTTGGCGTACTTCTCTGATGAAAGGAACGGCTATGAAGTATGAACAGAACCACGGTCAGGTGCTTGTCACGCTTGACTACGATCCGAACGAAAAGAACGCTTCAGGCGCGACCTGTGGAGGCAGGTTCGTTCTCACGTCCCCAGCCATCATCGCCTCCTATATGTTGCTTCTCGGATACACGGATGTGGAGGAATGTGTGAAGGCGATGCCGACCATCGTTGAGAACGCGCCGAACATATACGACGAAGCGACCGGTGATAACGTGTTCACGCCTCTCTATGAGGCTCTGGAAGACACTCTTCCAGAAGATACGGATAAGCCTAGGACTTCGTTTTTTGTGGCCGTGGGATACCCAAAAAAATCGCTTGTGAAGGCACAGAACAAGGCACGTGAACAGCTTGGACTTCCGAAGCTGCACACAGGCGGCTACACGGCCTTCATGTCGGTGCGTTCGGCGGAGGAACGGTCAAGCGTACCGGATTGGCTGACTGCTAGTATTGATGAAGAAAAAACGAAGTTCCTCGAAGGACTCAGGAGGTAGCTGGAATGCCTACTTTTGACGATTACCGCAACATCGACATTGATATCGACGGTGCGAACGACTGGATCCCCGAAGTCCGGCTGAGCGGCGGCGACGTTGAGGGCCGTACCATCACGGTTCGCCTGTTGAAGGATGGCAAGGTCATTGATGACCCGACCGAATCCGGTTCGGTCACCTTAACCGCACGTCTACTGTTCAATCCGAAGGTCGGTACCGCTTATCCGGGCGGCTACAAGACCATGAGCAGATTCGTGTCAGCAAGCATGACCGGTGAAGACACGTGGGGTTTCAAAGTTACCGTCCCGCGTGCCGCATTCACGAACCTCACCGGCTCGCATACCGCCATGGCTATCGAAGTGCAGAAGACCACCGGCACCGGCAGTGCCGCGAAGGATGAAATCGTGTGCTCGCGGACTTTCAACGCCATCGTTGACGAAAGCGTGCTGAAAGCTGGTGATGGTACTGACCCGGATCCGCTGGAGGAATGGCACAATCTCATCAATCATGGTGACGGTCAGATTCAGGATATGGTGGATCGCGGTAACGCCGCCATCGCCACATTCAACACGAACGGGCAGCACGCCATCGACGGCTTCAACACGAAAGGCAATACTGCCGTTGACGCCTTCAACACCAAGGGCAATGCGGCCGTCCACACGTTCGAGGTGAACAGCGCCCAATCCATCGTTGACTTCAACACGAAGTCTGATAAGGCTGTGGCTGATTTCGATACCAGTTCGAAAGCGAAACTCGATAAGTTCGACACCGATTCGACAGCCGCCATCGACGGCGTGAACACGGTGAAGAACGACATGCAGTCCCTCGTTGACGGTGCGAACATCGCGGCCGGAACCGTGACTGGGCTGAAGCCGAACGAGGCTCCAACGTTCGAGTTGACGGGCGAAAAGTGGGACAAGACCATGAATCTCGGTCTGCCGCGCGGCGCTTCCATCGCCTCCATTACGGCGACCACGCTTCAGTCTGGGCAGCAGGCCACCGTCACTTCCAACAAGAACGCTGACGGTGATTACAATGTCGAGGTGGGCTTGCCTACCGGCCCGCAGGGCGTTGACGGTTTCCCTGTGTTCGTCTTCGCCTCCGCCATCAGTTCAACGGTCAGCGACTATTCGATTTCGAAGAATTCAGGGAACATCTCGCCAAGGCCGGACATTGATACGAACTATGCGAACAAAGCGTTCATCATGGATGCGGATGGTAGCGTGTTTCTTGTCTTCCGTGATGACAATGAAGGACTGCATGTCAACGGTTCGCAAAGACTATTGAGTCTCAAAGGACCGGCAGGCGACACTGGCGGGGTGGCTACCGCCGATAAGGTCGGTGTCGTGAAGCCCGGTTTTGGTCTTGAGGTGGACTCTGCCGGCACGCTCAGCGTCTCACACGTGGCACCACCGGCAGAGGGGGATTACGACGTGGCGAAAATCCACGGCAACGACTCCACCGGCGCTGGCGTGCTTATCGACCGCACCAAGGGGCTTGTTTCCTCGGATGCGGGCGTGGCCGTCAACCTGAGCGCCGATAACCCTGGCCTTGAGTTCGATGCGGCGGGCGGTTTGAAGGCGACCGCGCAGACGATTGGTGACGGTTCTCATACAAGCAAGGGCATCTTGCAGGTGGGTGATGGGCTCAACGTTGACAACGGTGTAGTCTCGCTTGAAACGGCACAGGGACTCACAGTGGACCAAGCCGGAGGTAAAAACTCCGTCAGGGTGAAACTGCCCTCCAGTAAGAGCGGTTTGATGTTCACTAGTAACAACGAACTGGAACTGCGGATGGTCGAGACTCCGTCCTCGTATTCTTCCGTTCCGCTTGCTCGTAGCATCGACGGCCCTAGCATCATGTTCGACAACACCAAAGGTTTGACGGCAAACGGCAATAAGCTTGCCTTGGCTCCGGCAACGTCGTTCAATCTCGGTGGTGTAATGTATGATGACCAAACCATCAGAATGAGTGATGATTCAAAACTGTTCGCGGCAATCGGTTGCGTGTCCAAAGTGCGCGTCCTTGACACTTCGTATTCCAACATCGCACCGAAGCCGATCTGCGTTGAAGCCGATAATTACGTTAATCAATTTGGGGTCTGGTTCGGTTTCTATGTGAGAGAACTAGCAATCAGCTTCTATGAAATCTCATTGGAGTTTCGCATGGTGAACGGTAAGCCTTTCAGTTCATACGCCCTCACTAGGCTGGCCTCGTTCCTCAACGGCAAGGGCATTGTGGTCGAAGACAATAACTCTTCTTATATCTCAAGCTCCATAGCCAGTGGGGAGCGAATTGATATAACCCTCCTGAATGGACTTACCGTCAATGCCGGCCCGCACTGGTTCGAGGTGCAGTACTGATGCCTGAATGGTTCCAATGGTCAACGCTCCTACTCGGCGGGGGTGGTCTGGCGGGAATCGTCTCAGCCGTGGTCACATGGAGGCACAGCACGTCCGACCAATGGCGCGACATCGTGTCAGCGCAGACGGAACACCTTATCAAACCGTTGGAGGAACGTATCAGCACGCTCGAACAACAGGTGGGTGAACTGGAAGGCTACAGGGATCACTACATGCTTGCGGTCGAATACCTGCGCAAACTGTTTCACTGGTTGGCACAGATCACGGATCGTATCGACACGTCGATTCTCGAAGAGAACCCGAAACCGCATTTACCGGACGAAATTCGTGGAGAGTTCGGAGAACTGTGTGACAAACCGAACAGTAAGCCACTGTCTTAGGGTATCGGCCGGAAGTTTGCTAGGGTCATAGTTGGATTATCAATCTACCGATTGGAGGTTCTACTATGACCCGTTTTCGTAAACGTTTCATGGCGTTTCTAGCGGCGGTGCTGGCAATGTTCACGTTCACGCCAATGGCGTTCGCGGACATGCAGGGCATCGACGTGTCCAACTGGCAGTGCGGCATCGACATCGCCAACACTCAGGCGGACTTTGTGGTGGTTGGCACCACATGGGGTACCGGACAGGTCAACAACAGCTGCCTGGTTTCCGGCGTCAACACGGACGCCAACCGCATGATCGCCGAGGCGCAGGCGTCCGGCAAACGGTTTGGCCTCTACCATTACGCCATGGGCGGTTCGCCCGAGGGTGAGGCCCAATTCTTCTACCGCAACACCAGCAACTATTGGCGTCACGGCATCGTGGCGCTCGACTGGGAGATGGACGATAATCCGGCGTGGGGCAACTGGGATTGGGTACGCCGCTTCATGCGTGAGTGTGAACGGCTCTCGGGCGGTGTGCGCCCGTTGCTGTACACTGGCCCGGTGGCCGGTACCATCCCGCAGGACATCCGCGACCGGTACGGTTTGTGGATCGCGCAGTACGCTAACATGAGTCCGACAGGATATCAGGCCAACCCGTGGATGCTGGGTGCGTACGGTGAGGCCATGCGCCAGTACTCCGGCACCGGCGTGGTCAACACGTGGAGTCCCGTCGATCTCAATCTGTTCCGCGGCGACGCATGGCAGTGGGACCTGTACGCCAACCCGACCGGCGGCTCCACGCCACCGGCCACACCGGCCGCGCCCGTGCAGCCGAACACTCCCCCGGCCGACACCAACACGGGTGGCATCAGCCACACCATGCAGTGGGGTGAGACCATCTGGGGACTCGCCGTAGCCTACAACGCATGGCCCCTGTCAGCATGGCACACGCCAAGCGGTGATATCAACCGCTACTACGTGGGCGATGTCGTCACCTACGGAGGCGGCACCGCCCCCGCACCGTCCACCGGGGTTTCCAAGGTCCTCCAGTGGGGCGACACCGTGTGGGATTTCGCCACCTCCCACGGCTACAGCGTCAGCCGCTGCACCGTACCATCCGGCGACATCAACGTCTACTACGTGGGCGACGTGGTGACCTGCCGCTGAGACTCAACAGATGCCGCCACCCGCTTGACCGGGTGACGGCATCACCCCATCAT